GCCGCAGAGGCGGCACAAACCGCCGCAGAGACTGCTGAGACTAACGCAGAAACCGCAGAGGCAAATGCGGAAACCGCTGAGACAAATGCAGAGACAGCACAGACAGCCGCTGAAACTGCACAGACTGCGGCTGAGACTGCACAGACAGCGGCAGAAACCGCAGAGACAAATGCAGAGACATCCGAGACAAATGCGGCGGCAAGCGAAACAGCGGCGGCATCGTCTGCGTCTTCGGCGTCAACCAGTGCCGCAACAGCAACCACACAAGCTGGCATAGCCACGACAAAGGCTGGCGAGGCTTCAACCTCTGCATCTAATGCGGCGACTAGCGAAACTAACGCGGCAACGTCAGAGACAAATGCATCGACATCTGCGTCTAATGCGGCAAGCTCTGCGACATCTGCATCATCTGCACAGACTGCGGCGGAGGCCGCACGGGATGCTATTCAACAGTTTTACCTTGGGGCACAGTCTTCAAACCCGACAGTGGATGGCAATGGCGACCCAGTAACCGCTGGCGATTGGTACTTCAACACTGGCGACAACACTACTCGCATTTATAACGGTTCAGCTTGGCAAATCACGGCGATTGCGGCGGGTGATTTTCTCACAGTTTCAAACAACTTGTCAGACATTGCCAGCGCATCAACAGCCAGAACAAACCTTGGGCTGGGTTCTGCCGCTACGCTAACAGCCGGAACATCTGCAAATAACTTGGTTCAGCTTGATGGCTCTGCCGCTTTGCCAGCAGTTGACGGCTCTGCCCTGACAGGCATTGCGGCCATCCCAATGATTGATGTCTGGAACCTGACCAGCACACACAGCAACAGCGGCGACATCACTAGCGGCTGGGCGAGAATGAATACAGACAGCCCCGGATTAATTGGCACAGGCATGTCAGAGGCATCTGGAATCTTTACCTTCCCAAGCACAGGCATTTATATGGTCGAGTTTACTGTGTGTATGTCGAGCAGTGGCAGTGATGCAACCATTCAAGCAGACATTAAAGTAACAACAGATAACTCTACATATTCATCATCGGCGCAGGGCAAGTCAGAGACTGGTGGTGGAAAGGTTCAGATGTTTATGAAAACACTGTTTGATGTGACAGACACATCAACGCATAAGGTGGTGCTTAATGTGAGCAGCTTTACCGGCAGTTTAGAGGTTGAATCTGGGTCAAACCTGACTGCGGTGTACTTCACAAAAGTCGGTGAAACATAATAGGTGAGCCTAATGCCAGAGGACCAGAAAATCATAGTTGACGTTGCTGCTGGCACAGGCACTGCTGCTGCGTTTATGGATATGGCACCAGACGCAGTGGCACTGGTCACAGGCATTTGGGTCATCATCCGAATCTGGGAAACCGACACCGTCAAAAAGTTAACACGGCGCGACTGATGTGGTCGCGGCCTTTTTCCTTGTTGTGATGATCGGGCTTGGCGATGGACAACGTGACCGCAGTCCCGGCTGGCACTTCAGGTCGATGGACTCTTGTCTATACATCAGCCGTGGAATCCACCGCCAAGCACCCAAGCTCATAACGACCTACTGCTTGCCAGTCAATGTGCCGGAAGGGACAAAGATTTATGATTGACGTGATTAGCGCAGCGGCCACGGCGTCAGCCGCATTCACCACGCTCCAGCGCGGCTTTCAGGTTGCCCGGTCAATCGAAGATATGGCGGGTGATCTGTCACGCTGGATGGGCGCACTGAGTGATCTGGATCAGGCAGAGCGCGAGGCAAAGAACCCGCCGATATTCAAGAAGCTGTTCTCAGGCCAGTCGGTTGAGGCAGAGGCGATGGCCACTTTTGCGGCGAAAAGCAAGGCTGAGGAGCAACGCGCACAGCTAAAGCAATACATCCAGTACACGATGGGCCAGAGCAAGTGGGAACAACTGGTGAAAATGGAGGGCCAGATTCGGAAGACCCGCCAAGAGACCATTTATCGACAGCGCGAAAGGCGGCGCAAATTTGTTGAGATTGTGTCGATCATACTGGCGGTTGTCAGTGGTGTCGGTTTGCTTATACTCTTGGCTTTGTGGCTTAAAGGGGTGGCGCAATAAAATGTCAACAAAGACAGGGCTGGTTGGTGAATATTTGACCGCAGCGGCAATCCTCGAACAAGAGGGCTGGCAGGTGTCAATGGCACAACAGGATGGAATTGATCTTGTGGCTTTCAAGGATGGCAAGTTTGTGACGGTTCAAGTTAAGACCGCCACACTGCGAACCCCAACAGACAGATGCACACCGTCTTACCATTTTAATCTGGCGTCAGGCCGCCACCAAAAAATAGTTAAACGAGGCGCTTACGATATCCTTGCGCTTTGCGCTGCCACAGACAGGCGGGTGTGGTTTCAGGCGCAATGCTGTGTCAACCAACTCACAATGCGCAAAAGCTCCGCGTTCTTTTCTAAGCCGGACCTTGAGGCTGACACTTGGCAACGTGCCGTGCAAATTGTTATGGAGGGCAGACGATGAGTAAACTGGTTGAGATGATTAAGTCGCACGAGGGTGTGGTCAAACACGCCTACGCTGACAGCCGGGGATATTTGACCATTGGCGTGGGCCGTCTGATCGACAAGACGCTGGGCGGGGGTCTCAGTGATGACGAGGTTGACTATCTGCTGTCCAACGACATCAAACGATGTCAGGCAGAGGCAGAGACATATGAGTGGTTTGCTGGCCTTAACGAGCCGCGTCAGGCTGTGGTGATATCCCTGCTGTTCAATCTTGGCAAGCCTCGATTTGACTTCTTCAAGGCCACTCAGGCGGCGATTGCGGGGGGTGACTACGCGGGAGCGGCAGAGGAAATGCTGGACAGCAAGTGGGCGGTGCAAGTGGGCAAACGCGCCGAAGATATGGCGGCTCAGTTATATAGCGGGGAGTGGCATTAATGTTTGCAGTATTAGCCAAAATTCTAGGATCAGGCGATGTGATCAAGCAGGGCATGAGTCTAATCGATGAAATGCACACCAGCAGTGAGGAATCGATCGCGGCAAAGAGCAAGGCAAAGACAGATTTGCTGGCGGCCTACCAGCCATTCCGACTGGCGCAGCGTTACATCGCACTGATGTTCACGGCGATGTTTTTATTCATTATGGCAAACGGCGTGGTCGGCGCGCTTTATGGCGTGATCGACATGCAGAATGTCGAAGCCGCCAAGGACTTTGCATCCTCGATGTGGCTGGGGGAAATCATGCTTGGCATAGTTGGATTTTATTTTGGGGGCGGCTTGGCCTCAAGCATCAAAGAGAAGAAATAAAAAGACCCCCGACCGAGGCCGGGGGTTAGTTTGGGAGGAACGCTGAACTATTTCAACGGCAATAACTCTATCACCCTGTCGTTGATGCGTCTAGCCCCGCCGCGTTCAATCAGCCCGGTAAGCTGAATCTGCACTGTGGTCTGGCCCTTGCCCACAAACCGCCCCAATTCGCGCGTGGACGGCGTGTAGCCATACTCCCGCTGGAACACAGCCAAGGCATCCCAGATCATCCTCTGCGCCTCTGTGATCGCCATCAGTCTAGCTCCTTTAACTGCAACACCTTTGATCTGGCTGTGCGCTCTGGCTTGGCCGGGGTGATTTTCTCCGGCTGCGCCCGGTATGTGCGGCTGGGCCACTTAACAACGAACCGGCGGTTGCCAACCATCGCCATTGCCTCATTGCTTCGGCCCATACGATCCATCAGAAACGCAGTGTTCTCAGCAATATCTGCTTCGGCCATCGCCTTTTGCTTGATGGCGTGGGCAAGCTGGTCAATGGCCACGGCCTCATCGCCATCACCATCATCCCAGTGGAGGGTGTCATCTACCCCACTGGGGTATGCAACAACGCCATCATCTGGCGATGTTACGGGGTACATCTCACCCGTCTTGCGGCGTTCCTCAAAGTCTTGGATGGCAAGCGTGATGCGCTCTTGTATCGCCGGGTCGGCCTTGTACAAAAACAGCCGAAGCTCTGTGCCACGATACAGCACAGCGATGACGCCCTTCTTTATGCCGGAACACATCATCTGTGCCTGTAGCTGTAGCGGCCCACGGTGCGCTGCTGGAGGGTTCTCCGGCATTGCGCTGGTGTTCTTGGCCTCCAGCAATACCTCGCCGGTCAGGTCTATTGCGTCGCTCCCCTGCGGTGTGTAAATGCCGTTGGCCGCGTCAGCCAGCCAACGCTGGTTGCCGGTCGCTGCACCGTCCAGTGACGCCGCAAGTGGCAGTGTCGGGTGTTGAAACGCTGACGCAAAGCTAGTACGCACATCCTTGAGGTTGAGGCGTTTGGCAGCCACCCGGAGGATTGGGTCCTCCAGCGTATCACCCCAGAACATTGGTTCATTCTGGGGGATGCGGGTGGCTGTGCCGCCCTTGTCTATGTCGATCATCTCAGCCAGCAGTTCGTTGCGGGTTGAGTACGGTGACGCATTCAGCAGCACTGGGGTTCGGCTTCCTGAAAGCTGGTTATCGGGTGTAAGTTTGCCGACCATTTTTATCCTCCAAAACGAGCCATCAAGGCCCAGATGTTCCACTCAGTGGTTACGGCATTAGTGCCAAATACAATGACCAAGGTGGTCAAGGACAGCATTCCAACTGTGTCGATAATTAAATCACGCATAGTTTTCTCCAATCATGCGGTTAACACTGGCTGGGTACCACTTGCCACCCAGAACAGTAGGGATGCCAGCATCGTTGAGCTTGCTGGCGATGGCCCGTAGTGACGCACCAGCGTCACGCAGGGCGGTGATGATAGGCAGTGCTTTTTTGGCGACTGCAACGGTCTTCTCGCGCCGGGCAGCAGCGCACGCAAGGCCGCCAGCGCGTGGGTTTGGTGAGCCGAGCTTGACGCCACGCGCCTTGGCGGCGGCCAGTGCGTCCTTGGTGCGCTTGCTGATCTCTTCGCGCTCATGCTGTGCGAACACAGCACGGATGCCGAACTCTAATGTGCCAGCGTTTGGCATGTCAGCGGCAACGATCTCAACACCAGATTTACGCAGGGCCAACAGGAATGCGGCATCGCGCGACAGGCGGTCGATCTTGGCAATCAGGATTGACGCGCCGGTATCAGCGCAAAGCGCGAGGGCAGCGTCAAGCTGTGGCCGGGCATCGACCTTGCCGCTCTCGACCTCAGTGAAG